CTGATAAATTGCCACGATTGCCACGATTGCCACGATTGCCACGATTGCCACGATTGCCACGATTGCCACGATTGCAGTGTTTGCCGTGATTCCAGTGGTTGCTGCGGATGCTGTGGTTGCATTAGTTGCCGTGATTTAAGTTTTTGCTTTGGTTGCCGTGATTGCCATGGTTGCTATTATTGTCGTAATTGTCATTATTGCAGTGGCTGGACAGCTAACCCTCAGCGAATTGTATCACCAGAAATGGGTTCGCGGTCAGACCAAACAACTATTTATTTTGACAATGAGAGGACAGAGGTTGTCTGCGGGGCTTTCGCCGGCACACTCGAAGAGTTCAAGGAAGCGGTCGCAACTACTCACGGCAGCAACGAACACGGAATAGCCTACAACAGGTGGATTGAGTCAGTTGAAAGATACCTGGAAGCAATAAAGGAGGGTGAGTGATGACTGAAGATTTAGTTTTAGAGCATGCAGAGAAGCGTATTGCAGAGCCTAAAGCGCAACTGAAAAAGATACGGAAAGGATGTAACGAAATGAAAGAGTTTATTGAATCACTGCCCCCCTGCAAGGATGGTCTAAAGTTTGCCAAATCGGTGGACTATGACCTTGAGCGAATCTGGAATGAATGCAATCGCGGCGACTGGCTGCTCTGGCTGGCAGCAATGCTCGATGTCGATAGAAAGCTTATTGTCCTTGCTGCTTGCGATTGCGTTGAAACGACACTCAAGTACGTTCCTGAAAGCGAAGATCGACCAAGGATTGCAATAGAAACGACACTCAAATGGTGCGATGGTAAGGCAACAATTGAGGAAGTGAAACAGACTGCTGCTGATGCTTATACTGCTGCTGCCGCCTATACTGCTGCTGCCGCCTATACTGCCTATGCTGCCGCCAATGCAGCCAATACTGCCTATGCTGCCGCCAATGCAGCCAATACTGCCGCCAATGCCGCCAATGCCGCCAATGCCGCCTATGCTGCCGCCTATGCTGCTGCTGATGCCGACTATGCTGCTGACTATGTTTCGTCTGATTTATATTCTGTTTCTTTTAAGGGTTATACTCTACATTCAGTAACGCTTGTCGACTTGGTGCGCAAGAGAATCAGTTTTGAAGATATAACCAACGCTGCGGATTTAATAAGGGAGTCCTAATTATGAATATGTGGAAATGTGAAACGTGCAACAGGAATCATGCTCAGGCAATAACCAGGTGTCGCAGCTGTAGGAAACCACGGCCTGCATATGGGATAATTGACAAGCCTACTGCACAAGATCACGCCAGGAAGGTTAAGAAGCCAACGAAGGCTAACGAAAAAAACGCCAGCGCAAAATCCAATGATCCACACATCGGATCTGATGATAGCCCGGCAGTTTCAACCCTAAAAATGAAGGATTAAAAAAATGTTTAGAATAAACCTAACGCTTACGGCCGACGAGCTTGCCGCAATGACAACGGCATTAAAAGATAGGACAAACAAGCTTGAAGGGTTATCAACAAGCGCAAATCTAAATATTAACGAAAGACGGACGGCCGACGATCTTGCCAACTTTTCACGAGTTGCTTCAGAAAAAATAAGGAGGGCGATTAAATAAACTTGAATATAAAAGCCCCGACCGCGCGAACGGCCGGAGCAATCTCAACGACAAGAAAAAGGAACGTTGAGTTACGTTAAAATTACAGTCGCAATGGCTGCCATAGTTCCCGCGATAGAACACGCTGCCATAACTATTGCAATCACGCTTGCCAGGCTTTTTTCGTTGTTTATCACGACCCTCTCTTCGTTTATGTGGTCGTTGATAAGCTTTTCAACAGCAGTGCAAAGCCCTGGTCGACCGTTACCATATAAAGTTTTGTCGTGTCGCTGAATCAGACCTGTGTTTTTATGCACCGCTGAGTGTATTTCAATTAGCATCTTATCGCGCTCTTCGTTGTTCATCATCTCAGCCCCTTTTATTAGTTGCTCAAATACATAGACAATGACTCTCCGCCAGTTGCTCCGGAAATAACGCCGCGCAAAAGGTAGGTTGAGGGGATATAAGGTATGTGTGTGTCTACCTGGTCAGTCGTCCAGGTAACAACGTTTCCGTTTTGATCGCGCACGTCTTCCCAGTTGCTCCCGCCGTCGTGAGACATTTGTAGCTTTACGCTTGCAGTCCCGAATGTACCGAGAACGGCTAATAGTCCTTGTTTGAATGGTACTGCTACCCCTGCGCTCGGGTAGTTGCCGTTTGCTGATTCCTGTTCAAAGATAGTCACTTTAGACATATTACTCTCCGTTAGTTAATTATATATGGTTGGTTTGATCGTTTTGTAGGGGTGAGAATCATTGAGTAATTCAAGCAATCCCCACTTCCAGGCCAGGTAGCCTTCAGTTTTAAGAATTTCTAATGGGCTTAGATCTTCTGCAATTATTAACTCACAGATAACGCCATCAAGCCAATTTGAATTTGACTGGCTTGTACCTCCGTGTGAACCTACAACTAATTGTGTCGATGGATAATGTTCACTGACCGAAGCCTCAAGGTATGGGACAAAATCATCAAACCCATTAGCTCTCAGACTTGATGAATGAATAGGCTGGGTTCGGTCGAACAGGGACATTTGAATATTTGCTTCTGCATAATTAAACAGCGGATCTTCGTCCACTACGTTGTCATATGATGCCAAGTTGTCACCATCTTTGAAGTTGACGAAGGCCAGAGTTCCGCCTACATCTTTCTGCACGACGTGTGTAGCCTCTAATAGATTAGCAGTTGGAAGTGATACCCCTCTAAATCTTGAGGTGTCATAAGGGGTAGCTTCATTTCGTATCGATGCTATCGAACACCAATCTTCAACAAATGCGCCATCCACTATAGCTACTGTGAACATGTATGTCTTTTGTCCGAATGGCAAAAATCCGGTGGTAGGTACATATAGGGAAGTTGACCCGTCAAATTCAACTGCGTTAAGTCCGTTCTGAGTTCTGGTGCCGTAGTTAGGTCTGTAATCATCGATATATTTAACAAGGTGCCTGCCGTTTCCGCTTTTGTCATCCCATTGAGTTATAAGTGTGCCGTCAGCAGTTGCTATAGTAGTAGGATCAGCTCCATCGTACCACCCAGACGTGATTAGGTGTTCAGGAGTAAAATAAATAGGGCGATAATCAAGAGCTGGCTTGTCGTTAGCCTTGCTATTGTCAATTCTTGTAAATGTGTAAGATGGTAAAAACTCAGCCATTTTTATTCACCTGTATCTATCTCAGGAAACCAGTCCGGATTTCGTTCTTCAACTGTTAATTTTCCATCTGCGAACATGGCTCTGAACGCATCTACCCGAGCCTGGTCGACATAGGTAAGCAGCACATCGTCAGGAGGCTTTGGGTAGCACCATAATCCATCCAGGCACTCCATAGGCTGAGCCCATTCCGTCATTTTGTACCCGTTTAGCAAGTTGACAGGTAGTTCCGGTTGACTATGCAGAGCGTTATGGTATGCCTCAATGTCCGCCTGCGATCCTCTGTAATATTCTCTGCTCATGATATACTCACGGGGTAGGTGGGGTTGATTTGTATGGGTGACCGCCAGGTAGGTTGCTGACCTGTCCCCATTTCCAGGCCAGGTAGCCTTCAATCTTCTCAATGATTGTTATATTAGTCGTAGGTACAACTATCATGGCACCTAACGTTCCGTACCATGTGCGATAACTTGCCCAAAACAGGCCGTATCCACCAAGGATTACATCAATCGTGATATCCCCTATCAATGTTGAACTGTCTGTCTGCGTGCCGTTACATCTTATCTTCTGTGATGGTACTGACTTGTCGTGAGATATCGCAAATACCCCAGGTGATAATAATCCTGGACAAGAGAGATCAAGCGATTGTGCTCCGTTGTCGTTCTCTACTCGTATTCTGCCATCGGGTTCAACTCTCCATAGGTGAGAGTCTGCTGGCTGAGAACTATTACCTAGCATAGAGAAGCGATTAGTAGATAATGGGGGGTACTCTACGAGTTCGCCGACAAAGAAGCAGGTATGGTCAGAGAGAATAATGGGGTTCGTCAGATCCATGTACTCTTTACTGATGCCATCGTTTGTTATCACGTTCAGTCCATTGATTGTATCAACGCCGGTTTGGGGTTGCTCGCTACCTGTTGTCTGTACTGGATCATTGTTATTGCCAGATTTCTCATTTATTCTGGAGACCAGCCCGGCACTGCTTACAATGCTATCCTCATCTGAAGCATCAATCTCTAGGTCTCTCGTAGTGTCGGAGGGTACAAAATGGTGAAGAGTGTTGCTGTCTGTAACGGCATCGTCAAAGTCTGCTTTGATTGCCGTAACCTCGCAGTATATCGAAGTGCCCTCTTCATCGCTGGTTACGTCGTAGGTCTGGGACGTCGCCCCGGCGATGGGACTACCGCCGCTGTACCATTGATAAGTAAAGCTGTCAGGCGTAACGTTATATGTGCCGTTGGTGGTGCTCAGGGTTTGGCCAGTGTACGTTACACCTGATATAACAGGAGCGACAGTATTGACAATATCAGGAACAACAGGTATAAGACCATCTCTTAAAATGCCCCTGACAATCAAACCATCAGTTACTCTATTCTGTATTATTCCGCTTGGCATTATTCTTTCTCAATCGGGTATTTAGATTTTATGGCCATACATTTCGCCGCGAGGCTTTTCAATTCAGCTGGCAAGCCTATTTCCGTTTCGGTAAAAGCCCATTTCATAATTGCGTCGAGTTGGTCGCCTATTGCTGGGTATTCATTGCGACGCTTACTGCGTTGTTCGTCCTTTTGATTTTCGGCGTTGAGTTGGTCAAACTCGGCCTTTGTTATCTCGTCCAAATGATCATTGTCAGCCTTGAACTTTGCAAGCGCCTTCGCCGTGCCGTCAAACTCGACGGGGGTTTCTTCAAACTTAAAATACTTTTTCATCATGCCACCTTATAAATTGCAATTCTGCCGTAAACTTCAACTTCGCCCGAGGTTACGGGAAAACCTAGCCCGTTTGTTGCTATTGTTTGAGCGGTGTAATGTTGCAACTCGTAAACCTTTGGGCCGCCAGAAACTACAAGAGGGCCGCTAAGCATTGAACGCGATTGATCAACCTCGACTTGGTTTTGCCCGACTGTTTCCGAGGTTCCGACTATTTCTGTTACTGAGTCAGTTATGTTCCTGAGCCTTAGCTTGTGTTGATTGTTTACCGCCCCGAAAAGGTGCCGCGCTGGGCCGTCGGCTAAAACCCAATAAGTACCATTTGGAAGGGTTACTTGATTGGAGCTAAGGCTTGCGCTTGTAATATTGGAGACAACCTGAGTATTTAATACGCGAGTATTCCAAGTCGCTGCCGTCGAGCCCCCGCCGCCAGTTCCGCTTGGCTGCTGGTCTTCGACATAGTAAAGGTTATTGTAATTCAACGCGCCGTAAGTCGCATTGTTTATAATATCAAGAATCGCCGTATAAACTTGCGTCCTGTCGGTTTTATCCAAAGCTGGGCTTGTTGGAGAGCTATCAATAATGTTTGCTAATTCTTCTTGAACTGCGTTCAGCCAATCAGCTGGCAGGACGGTTACGCCGTCAGAAAAAAAGCCGTCCGGGTTAGGGCCAACTGGGCCAGGTGTCGGTATTGACCCTGTCGCTGTTGCGTTGTCAATTCTAAACATGTCAGAAAACCTCTAATTTTGTATGAGCGGGTTTAAAAAATTGGGCGTAAGCCTCAAAAAGGCTTTGTTTGCTGTCAGGGTCTGCTGTTACTGTTATCGACCAATTAAGGGCTGAAACGCCAGTCGAGACTGTAACGGTCATATTAAAAACTGCAGCCAGATTAATATAAAACTGAGCGTTGTTTCCTTCGGTAGAAGTGTTTAGCATTGCAAGGATTATATCCCGTCGCTCGTCATCGTTTGCTGGAGTTGGCGTTGTTGTTGTCGTAACGCCTAAAGGATCGCCAGCCTTGTTTACGCCAGCAATAAAAAAAACAATGTCAAAAATGCTTTTGGGCAAATCAAGTACGCGCTCCCAATCGTCTAAATAATTGCCATCTGAATCCGGAAAAACGTCGTCAAACTCCGCGCTTGCATCGTCGTCAATATCTTTTGCCGAGAAAGCAATATTTTGAACGAGGTCGTTTATATTAGCGTCGGCTTCAATGCCTGGCCAAATCCTGCCCTTTGGCAAAAACTGGTGACACGCTCTATAAAATTCTTCTTGTGTTGGCATTGTATTTAATCTCTAAGTAAACGCTACAGTTCCTAATGTGTGCAATGATCCTGCGCCAGCAGCAACGCCTGAGCTCGGTGTATTGATTGTCCATGACGTAAGTCCAGGCACTGCGGCCATAGCTTCTTGAAACTTGTTAAGTGCAATAGTTCCGCCGACTTCGCCCGCCTCGATTATTGCGTTCAGGAGGCCTTCTTCTACTGCCGCTTGAGTCGTGGCATTATCCGGAGTGATTGACACATCAAAATTTACAGCGCTTGCTGTAGGAGCGATTACGGTGACCTTTGCGCCAGCTGGCTTTATTGTGTCCTGGTCAATGTAATCTTGAACTGTCGTAACGTCGCCAGCCGCCGGGATACCGTCTGAATATGTGTTGTCCATTGCAAAGTAGACGATTATTTCTCCAAGCGTCGCACTGTCGCCAAAAGTCGAAGCGTTTTCCCAGTTACGAACAAATGTCCTGGTAACGTCTGTAGCCTCTTTCGCCCACTGGTCGTAATCATATATAGCTCCGCTACGGGGCGGCTCAGCAAGCCTGTTAAGAAGCGCAGATCTTAAAGAGTCGTCCGTTTGCCTTGCCCTGCCTCCTGTCGTTCCTGGGGCGTCTACTGTTGCGTCGTCGTCTACTCCGCTCCAAGATTGTGTAAAGCTTACAACCGTCGAAGTCGGCAAGTTTCCATCTGTTCCGTATTCGACTGCTTCAACGTTTGCTGTCTGCGGGCTTGATACCGTAAAATCAAGCGCTTGCGTTAATTTAATCCGCGTACCGCCAACAGTCTGAAGCTCAGAGCCAATAGGGACAACTGTACCGAGGGACGAAGCCGTCGCTGTAATGCTACCTGTTGACTTTGCGGCCGCCGTTCGGCTGATCCCGAAAATGTTCGCCCAACGCTCTAAGCTCTCTGCTGTCGCTACGTCTGGGAACACCTGCTTTAATATCCAATCGAGGTAATCGTAAAGTCCGCTTTGACTGCCAGCCATAACTGAAACAAGGCCGAGGGCTAAACTATTTGAAAGTGTCGGGTCGAGCGACGGGAAGCGGGCCAAAAGGTCGGCCTCTATTGCGTCGTAAATTTGTTGCTGAGTTGGTCTTGTATATGACATATTAACCTCGTGTAAAGCCTACATTTAAACTAAGTTCATTCCAAGCAAAGTCAAATGTTGCGAGCAATTGCGTGTCGTTTTGGCGTGTTACTGTAACTGTTAAAATTAAGCGCTCCCCTTCAAATATTGCCGAAGACTCAACTGACAGGGCAACCCCATCGTCAATCAGCCATTGTAAAGATTGCCTTGCGTAATCCTCAAACCGGCTCAACGTTTCCTGATTTTTATTCTCGCGATAAAGCAGCCAGAACCCGGATCCGTATTGAATGCCTTCGCGGTAGGTGTCAATCCAAACACCCTCGTTTAGTTCTGGCTTGGAATTTCCCCGTGAGAATGTATTTAGCTCGTCATCAGTCGCCCTGCGATTACTAAAAAGCGAAATTAAGACAGCCGTTTCGAGGTCGTTTCCGGTCTTAAAGTCGCCGTTTTCGATTTCAATGTCTGCAGTATTTTTGAAAGGCTGTATTGTAAAACTAAAGTCGCTCATAATTACATAGTTCCGCTTGGGCCTGTTGTTGAACCTCCCACGCTGTCAGTGTGAGAGTGGCTGTTAAAAATTGTTCTCATTAGGGCCATAGTTGGCGCCGGGGTTCCGCTGTTGTCGGTTACGTCGCCGCTTGCGTCGAGGTCGCCAGATTCTATAACGCAATTCCCGCCCTTAATAACAAAGTCGCCGCCGTCGACTTCTATAGATCCGTCAGTTTTGAGGTGTATCGTTGCGCCGTGATTGTTAAAGATAGCTGTCTCTCCGTCTGCAACATCAGGAGCCTCTGCGTCATCTTCAAGCACAATGAGGAACCCCCCGGACTTCTGTCCGCCTCTGGATAGCAAAACGCCCTTACTGTTGACTGGAGGGCGCGTCTTCATGCCGAAGGGTTGCGCGTATGGAACATTGCTCATAACTTCGCCGTCTAAGAGGGTAACTTTCCAGCTTCCAGACTGAAACGCCGTAACCTTGCAAATGTTTATTAGATTCTTTATTCTGCTTAAAATGCTCATGCCAAATAACTCGCGTCTATCGCGTCGCCTCCGTATTTTTCAGGAGAGACTAAAATGTATTTTGCGCTTGCAGTGTCTCCCTCAAATTCAAGGCTAACTGTTTCCACAATCATTTCCGCGTTTATGCCTATCGTATCTGACTCAAAAGAGATTAGACTACCAGCTGGGATATAGTCAAGCGTTGTTAACTCACATTCAACCTTGCACGCCGCGCCATTTGCAAATCCTGCAATTCTTCTTGCAGCAAGTTGGCAGTCTGATTGATTGACTTCGTCAGCGAGAAACGCACGCCTTAGCCTAGTTGTAGTCGACGATCCGTTTGCAGACGCTGAAAATCCAGGCGTTAAATAATTTTGACCAATTGCCTCCACCCTTGAAAATCGCTTGTTGCCGCCAAACACGCCGACCGCCTCTTTAATGTTGACCCCTTCGGATATCGCAAGCTCTGAGGTCGTAAAGCCGCCAGGATCGCTTACAACAATATTGCCGTCGGCGTCGCTGGTAATAATCATTCCGTAGTTAGTGAGAAGCCTTACGATTGCGTCAGCCGCTAACTCGTCACGCGCAATCACAAACTGATCTATGGTTGCCCCGCTGTCTCCGCTTGCGGTTATTCCGTAATCCCCCGCAATTGCCTGAATAATACTGAGCACAGACTGATTAAGAAAGCTGGTTGTAATGGCTTGGCAGTCGACAAGGTCTCGCGTTTTGTCTCTGCCTGTCAATGTTAAATTGCCGTTAACTGAAATTCTTACTTCATCAAGGTATCCCGTAATTATCTGGTCACCCTCAAGGTCTACAATGCATTCATCATCTGCTCGGATTGGCACGTCTTCACCAAATGCTGCAAATCCTGAGAGCTCGAAAGAGTCTGCAAGAGTAAGCAGAGAAGAAACAACTCGGCCGGACTTCCACCCGGAAAGCCTGTTTTCCCCAATTGTTATTGCTATGTTGCTCATTATCTACTTAATACCTCAATTTCCCCTGAAGCAAAAAGGCTCCGCTTAATGTCGTTGCGTGTTAGTATCTCAACTGCTCGGTCTGCGTCGCCGTACTTCTGAAATGCGTAATACATGGCCGGGGTGTCAATCTTTAGCTTTCGCTCTTCAAGTACAGGCAATGCGGCCGAACGTTGAACAAGGTCATTAAAGACTGCGGCGTTAAGTTTGACTAAATCGCGATACGTTTCAGCGTAGCCACCGGCTTCGCCTATTGTAGATTGCAGAGAGCGCACTGCGTCTGTAAAGTCTTCGCGCAACTGCTGGACGTCATCGACTACCGCAAAATCAAGCTGAGATAATAACAGGGCAATATTTGAAAGACAGGCATTCTGGATAAATATAAGCCCTGCAAATCTGTTTTTTGTCCTGGCAATTGCAAGGGGCCCAGCGCCAGTAACTACTTGAATTTTTCCAGCATAGGTAGAGGCAATGCCAAAAAGGGCCGAAACGCCAGACTCAGCCGTAGAAAATGCGTTTCCTATACCCTCTAAAAAATCATTGTAGGCGTTGGCTTGGGCTACCGGGTCTGCTGCTAAAGATTCTCGCTCCTCATTTATTTCGTTGAGCTTTGCGATAGCATCATCATAAGTTTCGTCATCTTTCACAGTTCCAGATTTGAGCCAGTCAAGACAAGATTCGTAAAAGTCGACGACGTTTTCAACGACCTTATCAAATACAGACTCAACGCCAGAAACAACGCTGTT